CTTATATCGAAGAAGCCGATGTTTCGGAATTCGAGAAGAGGTTCACAAATGAGGGTTTAGCCTTCATAGCTGAAACTTTGCCTCTTATAGGCAAAGCTTTAGATAGTTTCCATTCCACGTCGGAATGGATACCTCCCGTCGGTTTTACCGTACGGGAGGCCTCAGTCTTGACCTGGATTGAAGTTCGGTATAGTGATGGTCGACTCGAAAGAGTCGGCTATTATAAAACCTTACCCATTCCAGTGTTTCTTAACTGGGCTATTCGAAAGGCTTTAGAAGGAGACTCAATTGCCGTAGATTGTGTGCGTCAAATGACGCTCATTTTCTATAAACTGGAGGTAGCATATGGTAAGGAAAAAGAGCTCAAGTTTCTTGATCAGTTTAAAGACACTGATAAAGAGCTTGATTCTGTCTTCAGCCAAGGTCTTGATTTCCAAGATCGGCTGATAGCAGAGATGCGACGATTAATCGGGCGGGTTCTTTGTAATGAAGACCCGCTCGACATCGTCCCATCACACGGCAGCGGTTCAACCGCATGTCGTACTCTTAATTGGGATAAACATCATCGTCCGCTTCAGTATTACTCGAAGCTCGATGACGTCTTTCCATATTCCGACTACTTCTTTCTGAACCATTCTCACCTTGTTGATGAGATGGCCCGGTTGGAAGATAGTATACCAATTGCCATCCCTAGGGCACGAGTTTGTCTCGTGCCTAAGGATTCTCGAGGCCCCCGAGTGATCTCATGTGAACCTGCTGAATTTATGTTCATTCAGCAAGGACTAATGAGAAAGCTCTACAAGGCGATAGAGACCCACACTCTCACTTCTGGCTATGTAAATTTTACTAACCAGACTGTAAATCAGGAGCTGGCTCGGCGCTCATCGAAAGGTGAGTTAGAGCTGGCAACGATTGATTTATCAGATGCGTCAGACCGTGTTTCCCTTGAATTAGTGCGGCGGGTTTTCCCGCATCAGTGGTTCAGGGCCCTTGAAGCATGTCGCTCCGAGGAGACGGTTCTACCTAATAGTGAGGTGATCAAGCTTAACAAGTTTGCCCCTATGGGCAGTTCTTGTTGCTTTCCAGTTGAAGCGCTGCTCTTTTGGGCATGCGCGGTGGCGACAATACGAATACTAGGGAAGATTAGGCACCTTCCGGAGGTATTCGTTTACGGTGATGATATCATCACAGACTCGAAATTTTTCGAGTTTGTCGTGAGTGGGCTTGAATCCATTGGCTTGAAAGTCAATGCTAACAAGTCTTATTGGAAAGGGCCCTTTCGCGAGTCGTGCGGTGGTGACTTCCACTTAGGTGTGAATGTTACACCCGTCCGTGTTCGCGAATTCCTTTCTAAATCACGTACCTCTATTGCAACTAACGCTGACTTGGCAAATTTATTTGTTGCCAAGTTTGGTTACGCTGATGCCGCCACTTTGGTCTCAGTCATTGAGACGGAGGGTGGCTATGTGTATCCTAGGAGTGAATTGCAGCTTCCAGCTGCAATTTTGGTTACTCCTGGTGCTAGTAACGATGTCTTCTTCGCTCGGAGATTTAATAAATCTCTACAGCGTGTGGAGCACCGTATCCTTGTTCTGCGTCCGCGTAGTAGCGAACGGAGACCTCCTAATTGGGAGGAGCTGTTTAGAAAGCAGCTTTTCAAGGCTCGGTCCAGCAATAGACAGCGTATCGATTTCGATATGCAACCAGTCTGCAGCCGTGGCAACCCTTTATTGGGTGCCTGTCCCTATGATCTAGCAATGGATCATAGGTATGAAAATCCTCTAGCGATAGAGGATTCTAAGCTGAAGCCTGGATGGTACACCGAACCCCACTCGGTCGTACATAAGTGGGTTTGGACGTGGCTTGGTTAAGCCAACGTTAAGAGATCAGAGGCCGCACGGCTAACAACCGTGCGGGCCTTTGCCTCACAG